AACGTATTACGCAGACTATTCAAGATAAAACGCAGCAGCGAGGGTGTTAACTCATCGCCAGAGGGTAGGACTGTCCGCTCGGGGGCTTTGCCGCTTTTCACCTCCGCAGCGGCTGATCCCTTGGCCGTTAGCACCGTCTATCGCTGCGTGCGTTTGCTATCGGAGAGTGTGGCCAACTTGCCCCTCCGTTATATGAAGCTAAAGGGCGGCATCTTCGTCGATGACCGCCAGTCGCGCCTCCACTACCTACTGAGCGTGCAGCCCAACGAGCTTTACTCCGCGTTCGACTTCTGGGCGCAAGCCGTACAACAGATGTTGCTGACAGGGAATGCCTACATCGTGCCGCAGTACTCGCCCTCGCTTGAGGTAGATCGCCTTGTGCTTTGCCAACCTAACACCGTGAGTCACGACACCATTAATCGCACCTACACGGTAATGGACATGACCAACCGCCTTAGCGGCACCTTCGCGGAGGAAGAAGTGATACACCTCAAGAACCTCACCATCGACGGACAACAAGGCATCAGCACCTTAGCCTTTGCGCGCCTTACTACGCAGATAGCCGCTACAGGTGATAATGAGACGCTCAACCGATTTGCCAATGGGGGCAACGTGCGCGGCATCGTAGGCAACGAAACGAGCGTGCGCGGATTTGGCGACTATCAAGACGACGAATTGGCCAAGACGGCTACCGACCTCGACCAATCATTCTCAGAAGGCCGCAAGATAGTCAGCCTACCAGGGCAAGTAAAGTTCAACCAACTCTCGCTCTCAAGCACCGACATGCAATTTCTCGAGAGCCGCAAGTTTACGGTGCGTGAGCTTTGCCGCTTCTTCGGGGTTCACCCCTCATTCGTCTTTGACGACACGAGCAACAATTACAAGAGTGCCGAAATGGCCAACGTAGCTTTCCTCTCCAACACGCTCAACCCCCTACTCCGTAAGATAGAGAGCGAACTCCACCGCAAACTCATCGAGCCTTCGCTCTGTTGTGAGCGCCGCTTCGAATTCGACCGTCGCAGCCTCTATGCGTGCGACCTCGCGAGCCGCGTGCAATATCAGACGCAGACGATAGCAGCAGGTATCTACACCGTCAACGACTGGCGACGTGCTGAGAACATGCCACCCGTCGAGGGAGGCGACCTCCCATTGGTCAGCGCCAACTTGAAGGGACTGAACGAAATGGGGGCTAACTCAACCACCGACAACTAACACACATTATTAATATGCTAATGTGTTAATATGCTAATGGCTGCGCCACTCATTAACTCATTAGCACATTCCCACATTATTAATATGCTAATGGCTGCGCCACTCATTAACACATTAGCACATTCCCACATTAGCACATTTACACCTTATGAATAAGCAATTACAATTCCACTCCTCAGGCACCGTCCACGTGCGCAGCCGCCAAGGCAGCGAGGGCGAGGGCGAGAGCCGCACCATTGAGGGATACGCCATTCTGTTCAACACGCCCTCTGCCCCACTATGGGAGAACGAGGACGAAGTCGTGCGCGAACAGATAGCGCCCGAAGCCATAACGAAAGACTTGCTCGACGGCTGCGACATCAAGATGACCATGAACCACGACTTTGCCACACTGCTCGCACGCAGCAAGCGCGGAGAGGGTACGCTACAGTACGACGTCGACGAGCGGGGCGTCCACTTCTCCTTCGATGCGCCCAACACCGACGATGGTGACCGCGCGCTCGAACTCGTACGACGTGGCGACATCGACGGCTGCTCCTTCATGTTCTCTTGTTCGTACCGCCAACCCGACGCGACGAGCGAGACGACCAAAAACAAGGAGACGGGAAAGGCTGAAACGCTTTACACCATTCATGCTATTAGTGGCATCTACGACTTTACGCTCACGCCCATGCCCGCCTACCCCGACACGGAAGTAAACGCACGCGATCTGCGCGGATTGACTCCAACCCCTCAACCAGACAACGCTGCCGCCCTCCGCGTCGAGGAACAAGTAAATGCCATGCGCAGCGCGGCAAAGCAATCACTTTAAAGCATTAACCATTTAATAAACAATTAATTCATTACGATTATGAACAAACTTACGGTACGTCAAATCGTTGACAAATACCAAAAGAACTGCGCTCGCATCTCGGCCATTGCCGACCTCTGCGAGCAGGAAAAGCGCGAACGCACTGAGGCTGAGAGCGCAGAGTACGAAGCCTTAGTGCGCGACAATGAGTTGCTCCGCATGCGTATGCAAGCTGAAGCCGCTCAAGCGCAGCAGAACCCCAACCTTATTGCTGACGCCAATAAATTGGTGCGTGAGAACATGGAGGCTGGCCGACAGACGCAAATCGTCTTCATGCGCGACCTCATGTTAGTGAGCGACGCCACTTCGGGCGGTATCATTCCGCTCAAGATACAAGACATTCTCGACCCATTGGTAGAGGGCTTAATCCTCGACAAGGTAGGTCTCCCCATGCCTACAGGTTTGGCGGGTGACTACGTATGGCCCACCTACGAGGCCGTTGAGGCACAAATCCAAGGCGAGGGCGTTGCGCTCACCGACACGAAGATTAAACTCTCTAAGCTCACCGCCTCACCTCAGCGCATTGGCGTGGCCATTCCTGTAACGCGTCAGACGATTATCCAGACGGAGGGCATCATCGAAACGATTGTGAAGAAAGTAATGCCTCAGTCTGTAGCCATGTTGTTGAACAAGATCTTGTTCTCTACCACGAAGGCTACCGCGGCAACTACGTTAGTAGGCCCATTCGTGGCGAAGGCTGCTAAACCGACCGCACTGAGCGAGACTCCTACCTTTGCCGACTTCAACAAGATGAAGGCAGCTGTGTTGGCCTCTGGCGTTGACGGTAGCAACTTGTGCTGGGTTATGACGCAAGCGCAGAAGGCCATTGCCGAAGCCACTCCGAAGGACGCGGGTTCTGGCTTCATGGTATGTGAGAACGACCACATCGCGGGCCTCCCCGTCTTCTGCACTCACTACATTGGTGAAGGCTTCGTTGGCTTGGGCGACTGGCGCTACCAGCCTATGGGCATGTTTGGCGACATCTCGTTCATCATCGACCCCTATAGCCAGGCTCGCAAGGATGCCGTTGACTTCGTACTCAACGTCAACTACGGCACGACCACGCTCCGCCCCGACGCCTTTGCACTGGGCAAGGTGGCCGGCGCGTAAGCGCTCGGCCAATGTGCAAATGTGCAAATGATTGAATAATGTTTTACTTACTCAGCGTACAAAGGCGACCATTCGCACATTTGCACATTTGCACATTTGCACATTAAAAAAAGTCCTAACCTAAAAAGGCACTATTACCATGACCTATCTATACAAACCCCTCGCTCGCAAAAACTTTAAGACTGGCGAGAACATGTTCTACCCCGCGCCCCTACCTGCGGCCGTTACCAACTTCGAACAGTTGGCCGCTGAAATCTGCGCGAAGTGTACCCTCACGCGTGCCGACGCTATGGGCGTACTCAAAGAACTTGAACGACAAGTACTTCACGCGCTGCTATCGGGTTATACCGTTCGCCTTGGCTCATTGGGGGCGTTTCGCCTTACTGCGAAGTCAGTAGGCGTCGAAATCAAAGAAGATGTAAGTTCAGCACTCGTTCAGAAAGCCCGCGTGCGCTACGTGCCTTCGACGTGGATTAATAATAAGCTATTACTCAAGAACGTCGAGTTTAAGAATGTATATAAAGCCAACAAGAAGAAAAACCAATAAAGCTCTACAATCATGATTAAATTAGTAACACGTAGTATCAAGAACTCACGCGACCAAAAGTGGCGCTACTACCCCGCTATCAGCTATAGCGGTACTATCACGCGTGACAAACTTTGCGAGCGCATAAGCGAGTCAACCACCTTCACCCATGCCGACGTACTCACGGCCCTTTGCGCCTTTGAGGAGGCCATTGCCGAAAAGCTACAAAGTGGCGGTATGGTAAAGCTTGGCTCACTTGGCTCATTCCGCACTACATTGCGCTCAAGTGGGGGCGAGGTAAGCAAAGACGACGTCAGCGCGAAGCACATTCGCTCGCTCCACGTCGCGTTCCTCCCCTCAAGCACGCTCAACAAGCAGTTGCAAGAGCAAGCACAGTACGCAATGTCGTAGCGACGCGCGCTGCGATGCGCTTCCTACCTCTCGGTGATGGGTTTCTGACTTCTCGGTGAGGGGTTTTCAACTTCTCGGTGATGGGTAACGGAGCGCACGAAGAGCCACGTTTGTAATGATAAGTCATGGAAATAGTAATCTTTAGAGACTAAGCACACATTCATATTATGTCAGAAGTAGCCCTATCCCTATTTAAAAAACACGTTCGCGCAGATGATTTTAGCGACGACGACGACTACCTACAGCAATGCCTTGATGCCGCTGAGGCTTCAGTGGTGCGCGCTACAAACCGCACACTCGATGAGCTAAAGCTAATGGGCGGTGGGTCACTGCCCGCTCCCTTGGTACAAGCTATTCTGCTGGTAGGAGGCTCGGCTTACGACCACCGCGAAAACGATGCTCCGCAGCAGTACAGTGAAATCCCGTGGGGCGCTTCATCTATCATCAAACAATACAGAAGACTATGCGTGCGGGAGGAATGAGATATCACTTACAACTCTTTCGCCCCGTTCAGACTACGAACGAATACGGCGAAGAGCAAACCACTTACACCCCGACCCGAACGATTTGGGCCGAGCGCGTCAAGTGGGCGGGCAATCGGAGTGAAGAGGTGGGCGAACACTTTGCCGCTTACACCGTGACCTTCCGCATACGCGATGTACACCCCATTGGTGAGGGGTGGCGCGTGCAGCTCATGGGCGAACACCTCTACACCGTTATGGCCATTGAGCCTAACCGCAGTAAGGGAATGCTTTCGCTCCTCTGTCAGCGCGTCAACGTGTGATGAGATTAGGTGTTAGGTGTTAGGGATTAGTGATTAGGTGTTAGGGGTTAGTGATTAGTGATTAGTGATTAGGGATTAGGGGTTAGGGGGTTAAAAGGTCTCCTTATGCCTCGCTCCCCACAAAAACAAACTTTTTAGCCCCCTAACCCCAACCTAACCCCAACCCATAACCCCTAATCACTAATCCCTAATCCCTAATCACTAATCCCTAACCCCTAATCACTAATCACTAATCACTAATCCCTAACACCTAAAGTAATGAAAACAGTATTAAGCGCAGGCACTGCCGTCTACGAGGTGCTGAGCGAAAGGTTAGCTGATAAAGTAACGAAAGTATTTCCCGTCGTGACAGATGAGGCCGTGCTTCCTTACGTCTGCTATCATCGCGAGGCCCTCGAAACGGCCGTTGCCAAACATGCTCAAAGTGCCGATACGGCCACGATCGTAGTGGATTGTTATGCCGCTACTTACAATGGCTCCGTGGCTTTGGCTGAGGCCGTACGCGAAGCGCTTGACAACGTGAGCATTACCACCTCGGCAGGGTTGACCGTCCGTTCGTCCTTCTTAGTTGATGCCGCTGAGTCGTGGACGGACGACGCTTACGTTCAGTCGCTCACCTTCAAACTCCGTTGCTAATGGATAACGACAACGAGAAAGCATTGCAGACCTTTCAGCGCGAATTGGCAAAGCTTTACGCCAGCCTCTCGCCTAAGGAGCAGCGCAAGGCCATTGCCGCTTCGATGAGGCGTGAGGCCAATCGCTTGAAAAAGGCCGCACAGACGAGGGTGCGCACTTCGGGCCTCTCGGCCAAAACGGGGGTGGACAAGGGCGTCTACGCTCGCGTCTACCCCAAGCGCTACGGCACGGGCTTTATGGTGAGCGTTAAGCCCCACGGAGCGAAGAAGGGCATACATACCAACCGACAGGGCAAGCAGAAGCCAGTTCTCCTATTTGCCGAGGAAGGTACGAAACAGCGCAACGTGGGCCGTCGCAAGGGCAACGCGCAATATCGCCAAGGGCGCTTCGCTCAGAAGAAGTGGCGCGACTATAGCCGCTCAGGCCATAGCACAGGGCGTATGCTTCCGTATAAGTTTCTCGCCATGACCGAACAGACCGAAGCGGCTGGCATCGAGCAGCGCCTCTGGACTGACTTCGAACGCAACGTCGATAAGGCGGCGAAGAAGTGAGTGAGTTTAATGAGTTTAATGAGTTTAATAAGTTTATTCATGTTCAACCCATTAAACTAATTAAACTCATTAAACTCACTAAACTTATTAAACTTATTAAACTCATAAACTCATTAAACTCATAACACATTATGGCAAACACTGGTTATATCAATGGTAGTGACCTCTTGCTCTCAATAGACGGCAAGGCCGTGGGTCACTGTTCAAGCCACAAAGTAACGTACAACTCTGAGACAAAGGAGAGAGCCGTGAAGCCTGTAGCAACGCAAGGCGCGGGTGCAGGACTTTGGAAGGACAAGAGCGTTACAGGACTTTCTATCACAATTAGTGCCGACGGCCTCCGCTTCTACGACGAGACGGAGAGCGGCTTCACCGAGATTTCTGCCTCTTGGGGCGTAGGTAAGGCCGTTGACGTGAAGTGCTTCCAACGTGGCGACGGCAAGGCAGGTACTCAAACCCCTTACCTCGAAGGAAAGTTTGTGATCACCTCTATCGAGGAGGACGCTCCAGCGCAGGACGACGCCACGTATAGCGTTAACCTCGAGAACGCAGGCATGCCTACTAAGTTCCCTGGTATGGATGCCGCCGTTGCAGCGCAGACTAAATAAATGTGCTAATATGCTAATGTGTTAATATGCTAATGGCTGCGCCACTCATTAACACATTAGCACATTAACGCATTAGCACATTAACAACCATGCAACTAAAACGTCTCGTAATCCACTGCACCGCCACTCCTGAGGGCCGTGAGGTGACAGCGGCCGACATACGCCACTGGCACTGCGACCCCGTAAGCAAAGGAGGTCATGGTTGGAAGCAGGTAGGATATACCGACCTCGTCCACCTCGACGGCCGCATAGAGAGGCTCGTCAAGAATAATGAAGACTTGATCGTCGACCCTTGGGAGGTGACCAATGGCGCAAGCGGCTACAACGCCACCTCGCGCCACATCGTCTACGCAGGCGGCTGCGATAAGCAGATGAGGCCGAAGGACACACGCACCGCTGCACAACGCACCGCCCTCGAAGCCTACGTCAAGGACTTCCACCGCCGCTTCCCTACGGTCCAAATCGTCGGCCACAATCAATTGAACCCCAGTAAGGCTTGCCCTTCGTTCGACGTAAAGAAGTGGCTCAACGAGATTGGAGTAAACTCTTAAGTTGATTACCCCGTTGACGAGTTAACAAGTTGACAAGTTGACAAGTTAACAAGTTGACGAGTAAGTTAGCTCACAAGACAAACTTACCTGTTAACTCGTCAACTCGTTAACTCGTCAACTCGTCAACAAAAAAGAAAGAAAGGAAGAATGGCGGACACTATCTTACAAATAATCCAGTGGGCAATACCTTCGGGGGGCATTGGTGCCGCCATAGCATGGTTTGCCAACCGCAGTGCGCGCAAGGCCGATACGGCCAAGAGCGTACACGATACGTATAAGCTCATGTATGAAGACGTGAGCCGCGAACTATTAGAAACGCAAAAGAAAGTAGATGGAAGTACAAAGAAAATGGACGCACTGGGCGAAGAGAATAAGCGCATACGCTATGCGCTCAACCGCCTTACACGTGCCATTCAAGCTATTCAGCGTTGCCCTCATAGCAGCAACTGTCCTGTTAGTGACGAGTTGTCGCTCGACGACGAAGGCAACGCGACAAGTCGCGCAAAGTCAAAACGTACTGACTACAGACAGCGTGACACAGCACGAACGGACGACAACCGCTCTTTGGACGCAACCGATAAGGGCTGACACTACGCGCCTTGAGCTGAGGCTCGACTCCACCCTCCTCTCCTTACCCGAGGGGGCGAGCTTTACGGCCGCAAGTGGGCGCGCCCACTTGAAGGCGAGCCTAAAGCGCGATGAGAAGGGACGGCCCGCTTCTATCATCATCGAGGGCGGCTGCGATAGCCTGCAGCGGCTCTGCATATACTATCAGGCTGAGGCCGAACGACTCCAGACGGCCAACACGCAACTACAATCCACCGTCAAGACGCTTAGCACCGACCTACACACGCGCGGCCGCACGTGGAACGTGTGGGCCGCACTGGCCCTTCTGGCCGTGGCTCTCATCTTGATCATAGCCAACCGACAAATAAAGGAATAATAATAGAAATACACTCACCACTATGACACCACAAAAGAAAGGCAGCACAATAGCCACCGCACGACGCGAAATGAAGATTATGGGTTTCCCCTGTCGCCAGACAATGGGAGCATTCTTGCGCTTTAAGCGCGAAACAGGGCGCGAGGCTACTGAGATGACGAACGACCTTACCGACTTGCTTACGTTCCTCTACTGCTGCACGGCATCAGCGTCAGCGGCTGACGGCATTGAGTTTAACTTCACGCTGGAGGAGTTTGCCGACCTCATCAGCCCCGACGAGCTAAACCAATGGACGGCCGCTATGCAAGCTGAGGCGGCTGAGGCTGAGGCCACGACCGAAGGCGAAAAAAAAAGCCCTTCTGCATCACCGAGCAATTAGGCTTTGCACTGGGGGCGGTGGGGCTTACGCTGCGCGACTGGCAAGGGCTTACGCCTGAGGAGTGGGCGGCCGTGGCCGATAGCTACGCTACGAGCCACGAAATGGTCATGCACGACGGGTGGGAGCGTATGCGTATGCTCGCCACCATTACCATTCAACCACACGTAAAGAACCGCCTCACCCCCGACACGCTCTTGCCCTTGCCTTGGGACAACGAAGTCACTTCACACACAACGCAAGCCGCCCACGTGCCACCAGTCGGTAAAGACGAGGCGCGTGAGCGGCTTGTTAGCTTGATGAAGGGGTTGAAGGATCAATAATAATAACCTCCCCCGCCTCGGAAATCGTCGTCAATAAACGCCAATATGCCCATTGTAGTGAAACATACAACCAACGCTGCAACCAACATTACCTGTATAAATTCATTTGAACAATACGTTGATGATATAAATGCAATTAAGCAAATATTTACTAATGCAGACGACCAGAGCAAAAATCTGCACACGGCTATTACTTTTTCTTTAAATGTAAAGTCCTTATGGCCCTTTTTTTCGCTTTCCATATCGCAATAGGTTTTGATTTTGCAAATATGATACTTTAGATATTACTAACCAAGTAAAAACTCAATAAATATATGGCTTCAAAAGAAATAAAATTCAACCTTAGGCTCGCTATTGACGGTAAAGAGCAGTTGGGGGTTATAACTTCATCTGCAAAAGATGTCGTGAAAACTTTAGACGAAGCGAAGGGAGCCGCAGCACGCTTCTCTGATAAAATAGCAAGCATGAACCAAGCTATTTGTGCGCTTAATGGATTGAGAACGGTTTTACAAGACCTAACAGGGGAAAGTGCCTCCTTTGCCAAATCAATGGCCATAACGAACACAATGGCTGGTAAGGGTGGTAAGGACTTTGCAGCGTTGAAAGATAGCGTGACGGAGCTATCGAAAGAAATACCACTCACACGTGATGAGTTGGCCAACGGCCTTTACCAAGTTATCAGCAATGGTGTGCCAGAAGATAATTGGTTAGACTATCTACGTGCATCAGCCAAAGCGAGTGTGGGCGGTGTGGCCGACTTGGGGGAAGCCGTTAAAGTGACTTCTACGTTGATAAAGAACTACGGCCTCTCGTGGCAAGACGCTACCGCCATACAAGACAAGATACAGCTGACGGCCAAGAATGGTGTGACGTCGTTTGAACAAATGGCGCAAGCCTTGCCACGCGTGTCGGGTAATGCGGCAACGTTGGGCGTGAGCGTTGATGACCTTATGGCCACCTTTGCCACGCTTACAGGCGTTACAGGTAACACGTCCGAGGTGAGTACGCAGTTGGCTGCCGTGTTTACAGCCTTGATTAAGCCCTCTTCTGAGGCTACGAAAATGGCACAACAAATGGGCATCGAGTTTAACGCTGCTGCCATTAAGAGTGCGGGCGGCTTCCGTCAATTCCTCACGCAACTTGACGCGAGTGTGAAGGGGTATGCGCAAAGTTCGGGTATGTTGTCGAAAGAGGTGTATGCAAAACTATTCGGATCAGCCGAAAGCCTACGCGCCCTTGGCCCGCTTACAACTCAGCTAAAGGACAAGTTTGCCGAAAATGCTGAGGCTATGAAGGGCAGTGCTGGCACGATGGATAAAGCGTTTAAAACGGTGGCAGCTACAGGCGGCTCGGCCTCCCAAATGCTCAAAAATAGATTTTCAGTAGTGTACGATGCTATCGCTGCAGGGGCAAAGGCCATTACACCTGTTTTAAGTTTTATAGCTCAATTCGGGTTAGCCCTTAATGCTTATAAAGCTATACAGATAGCAGCTACAGGTGTTCTAAAGGATTTTACTTTTGCAATGCAAACACTACACGTGAAAGAGCTTTTAGTACTTGTACGCACGAAAGCAATTACTTTAGCTCAAGCCACATGGCGCGCTACTTGTTTAGTAAGTGCCGCCACTACGCGTGTGCTCAGTGGCGCTTTAGTCGCCTTGGGCGTGAGTGCCAATGTGGCAAAAGGAGCTATCCGTGGATTGTTGGCTTCGACAGGTGTCGGCATTGCCATTGCGGCTTTAGGCTTTGCGGTGGAAAAGGTGATAGGCTACTTCGACAAGTCGACCGAATCTATTGAAGACAATACTGACGCGCTAAAGGAGAACCGACGTGCCACTACTCAGGCAGAGCGAAACCGCGAGGCGCTGAATAGCATTCAGAAGACAGCGGCCGACAAGTATGCCGACGAGAAAGCGCGCATCGCGGCACTTACGCAGATTATTCACGACAGCAATGCGGAATACGCGGAGCGCGTGAGTGCGATTAAGCGATTGCAAAGTATCATTCCTTCCTATCACGCACAAATCCGTAAGGACGGTTCGATATATGAGAAGAATGCGAAAGCGATTGATAAGTACATTAAGAAGCTGGACGAACTGGCTTGGGCTGAGGCTGCGGCCGACATAGTGAAGGACTTAAACAAGCAAATCATCACGTTCCAACTAAAGGCAGATGAGGACCAAGGCCGCATCGATGCTTATCAGAGCAATATCAACAAGCGCAACAAACGACTACATGAAGGAACTATCGACCTCACACGCCCCGACACGTATAAGATGGGCGGAATACCACTCACGGCAAAACAGATAGCAGAGGACATACAAATATATAAGGCCAACGCACGCGACAAGGGATTTCAGTACAACGTGCAAAAGGACCGTGACTACAACCTTGGACGCGTCAACGACCTTACGGAACGAAAGCAGTCCGTGTTTGCTATGGCGGGCAGACGTGGCCTCACTTCTGCGCTTTATAATGCGCTAACGGGTAATGCCGAAACTATCGGAAGGCCAGCCTACACGCCTCCATCGCACGCCACCACGACCACAAACAAACCAACTCATACCCCTACTCACACCCCCACCAAAACCGACACCGCTCCTACCTACGACGAGAAGAGCATTGAATGGTACGACAAGGAGATTAGCAAGCAGAAGGAACTGGCGCAAAGCACGAACAACCTCGACGCAGCGAAGAAGGCTATGGCTGAGGCTACACGGCTGGAGGGAGAGCGCAAGGAGTTGGCCGTGAAGGTGGGAATTGAGAAGCCTGACGCGCCAGAGGTGAAAACTGCGCTGGAGGCTTTGCAGGACCAACTACGCGCGGCTCAAACGGACTTCGACAATGCCGTGACCGTGGAGGCTAAAGTAGCAGCCATGACGAAGGTGGACGCGCTACAGGCACAAATCAATGAGGCTACGAACGGCCGACTTACGATTGAAGCGGAGGTAGAACCGCAGTACACGCAGACTGGCTCAGTAAGCGATAAGCGCAAGTCGTATGCCAACGCGCAGACGAAGGCCTCACGCATCAAGAACGACTACGACATTGGCCTCATCAGTAAGGAGGAGGCACAAAAGCAGGTGGACGACATTAACAAGGTGTTGTCGTCGCTAAAGTTGAAACCTATCACCGTGGACTTTGACACGACAAGCGTTGAAAAGGGTACGGGCAAGATGCGCGAGGGCGCACAGAGCATTCAGCAGTTGGGCAGCAGCATCGCGCAATTAGGCTCACAGGTGCAAGAACCTGTACTCAACATTGCGGGTACGATAGCACAAGCCATTGCTACGATGGTGTTGGGCTACGCTGAGGCTTCGAAAGATGCAAGTAAGCTTACGCCCTTCGGGTGGATAGCCTTTGCCGCTACGGGACTTGCTACGTTGCTGACGATGATAGCCTCTATCAAGTCGGCCACGAGCGGCAGCTACGCGCATGGTGGTATCATACCAGGGGGCAGCTATTCGGGCGACCGATTGACGGCAAATGTCAACTCGGGCGAGATGAT